CGCCCCGGGTACGTACCTCCGTCTCGGGGGCGTAGGTGCCGACAGGGGATAGACGGGTGTCCTCGCGGGTCTGCCCGGGCTGGTCGCCGCCGAGCAGCAGCCATGCAGAACGCACGGTCATGCAGTGTGTCTCCTTACCAGTAGGCGGCGCGGTAGCGCACGACGACGGATGCGGCCGGGTCCGACGACGGGTCGGCGCGGAAGATCAGGTTTGTGGTGCCGGGCGGCAGCGTGAACGTCTGCTCCGGGACCGACCGCGAGGTCGCCGTGTAGAGCCGCGAAGCCGAGCCGTTGAGCGTGACCGTGCCGGCGCGGGTGTCGACGGTGAGCACGTCGCCCGCGGCGAGCGGTAGGTCGTACTCGAGCACGTCGCCCGTGGACACGTTCGTGAGCGACGGCCGCAGCACGGGCCCGCGGAAGGTGACCACGGGGTGTGTGGCCGCGTCGCCGCGGTTGGTGACGGAGAGGGCACCCGTGGAGCCGACCTTCCCGAAGGTGAGGCCAAGCTCGCCGCCCCCGCCGTCGGACCGCCAGTCGAGCCCCTGCTCGCTGGCGCCGTGGGCGTGCCAGTCGAGACCCTGCTCGGCAGTAGGCAGCGTCGCCGACGCGGTGCGCTCGGTCAGCTCATACCGGCGCGGGTCCGTCGCCTCGAACTCCAGCGCGCCGCCCACGATTACGCCGAGCCGGTAGCCCTTGCCCGCCGGGATCGCGCGCCGCTTGGCGCGGGCGTAGGCGAGCAGCGGGCCGCGGTCGTCGAGCCACGCCACGAATGGCAACTCGTCGACGACCGGGGCGGTGCCGGCGTTCAGGGCGGCGACCGCGGCGCCGATCTGTGTGCGGGGGGCCCGCACGATCAGCCCGTCGAGGCCGATCGTGCGGGACTGTGCGAGCAGCTGCCCGGGGATCGCGCCGTGCGCGTCGGAGCGTGCCACGGTGCCGGAGTCGAGGCCCGGCAGGTCTTCCCAACCGGTGATGGACTGCCACCGGTACGGCGTGCCCGGGCCGAGCAGCAGGTCGCCGTACTGCACGTGACCGGGCCGGGTCACACGATCGCCGGCAGACATCGCTCACCCCCTTGCCTTGGCCAGCCACGCGAGCTCGCGGGCGTTGTCCTCCGGGCTGCCGTTCTCTGCGGCGTGCCAGTGCTCGACGTGCACCAGCGGGCCGGATCCGCTGGCCGCGGCGGCGAACAGTCCGCCCGTCGTGCCGTAGGCGCTGGCGGTCGCCACCGCGGGCAGGGTCGGCGCGGGCACAAGGGTCTGCATGGTGCGCGCGACCGCGCCGGCGCCCGACTGGATGCCCTTGACGACGCCCGCGGGAATCCACCGGCCGATAGACCGCGCCATGACGCGCGACGGCGAGTGGATGCCAAGCGCTTTCGCGATCGGGCCCGGGATCATGCTTTTGGCCCAGCTGATCAGCGTCGACTTGAGCCAAGAACCCATGCTCTTGATGCCGTTCCACAGGCCCGTCACGACGTTGCGGCCCTTGTCGTACAGCAGGCTTCCCAGTGATCCGATCGCGGACGAGATACGCCCGGGAAGGCCACGCACCCACGACACCATTTCGGTTGCCTTGTTGACCGTGGCCGTTTTGATCTCCGACCAGTGCTTGATGATCAGGCCGAGCAGCGTCCAATTCAAGAACGCGTTATACAGGCGCCCGGGAATTCCCTTCACCCAGTCGACGACCGCGTTCCACGCGGCGGTGGTTTTCGACTTGATGCTGTCCCAATGCTTGATGATCAGGCCGAGCAGCGTCCAATTCATGAACGCGTTGACTGCGGCGTCCTTGGCCCACTTGAGTTTCCCGACGACCCATTCCCAAATCTTGAGCGTGGCGGCCTTGATCTCGTCCCAGTAGGACACGACCAGCACCACAAGTGCACCGATCGCAAGACCTATCCAGCCGATGGGGCCCATTGCGGCGACCCACGCTGCGGCCATCCTGGCACCCGTGATCGTGGACTGGACGCCGAGCGCGACAATCGCCGGAATGACGACGGAGGCGATCACCGCGGCGATCGCGGTAAAGGTCTCCTTGTGCTCGCTCACGAACGAGAAGAACGATTGCAGCTTCGGAATCACCTCGTTGCCGATGAACTCGGTGAGGCTCTGTAGGGCCTGACGCTTGAACGCCTCGATCTTCACGCCCGCGTTGTCGCGCAGGCTGTTGCCCATCTCTTCGGCCTTGCCGCCCACCTGGCCGAGTGCGGCCGTGGCCGTCGACGGGTCGAGCGCGTAAAGGGCTTTCTGCATGTCCTCGCTCTTGGTCTTGAAAAGGGCGAGGGCAACCGAGTTGCGTTCGGCCGGGTCCTTGATCTGCCGCAGACCGTCGAACACCTTGTCAAGCGCGGCTTTGGCTTCGGGCCCGCCCTTGGCAAATACGGCTTGCATCTCCTTGCCGGACAGGCCGATCTTCTTGAACGCGTCGTTTACCTGATCGCCGCCGCCCTGCACGGTGAGCAGGAACTCTTTCAGGCTGTCCGCCACCACGTCGGTATCACGGGCGCCCGCCTGCAAGCCCTGAGAAAGAAGGCCCGTCGCCGTCGTGGCGTCAATGCCCAAGTTCCGGAAAATGGTCGAATACTCGTTGAACGTGTCGGCGATATCGTCGGCGCGCGGACCCATTTTCTGAAGTCCGGCGGTGAGAATGTCGACCGCTTCCGTGCCGTTCTTCGCAAGTCCCGTCTTGAGCATCTGCCCGACCGCGTTCGCGGTCTGCCCAAGGTCGAGCTCGAACGTGCTCGAAAGGTCCGAGACCTTCGTCGCGATGGACTCAATCTGCGCGTTCGTCGCCTCCGGCGGCGCGATACCGGCGCGCATCGTGGCACTGATCGCGTCCGCGGCGGTCTGGAAATCGTCCGTGACGCCCTTGGCGTACAGCTGTCCGGCGATCTCGCCGTACTTCTTCGCCTCGGCCGGTGTCGCCCCCAGCTGGGCGCCGAGCCTGCCCGTGATCTGCCCTTGCTCGAGGGCGTCGCCAAAGCCCTTCGCGAGGATCGCGCCCGCGGTCACGCCGACCGCGGCCATCCCCACCTTGAGACTGTTCTGGAGGCGGTCGCGGATCGTGGCGCCCGCCTGGTCGGCGGCCTGCCCGCCCGCCTCCGACAGTCCGTCGCCGAGCCGTGAGGCGCCCTGCCGGGCGCCGTCGGCGACGCCCTCGCCGAGCGCCCGCCCTGCATTGCGGCCAGCGCGGTCGGCGTCGCTGCTCATCGTCGAGCCTGCGCGGCGTAGCTGGTTCTCGGCGGTGGACAGGCCCGACCGCATCGCGTCCGTGTCGACGCCGACGACGGCGAGCAGTTCGCCCACGGTCAGTGCCACGGCCGGTCACCTCCTTCACAGGTGTGCCGGCGCGGTCGCCGGGGTCTAGCGGGCGGGTATGCCGGTGATGCGGGCGATCTCCGCGGGGTCGTCGACGCGGCGCGGTGTGCGCTGCCACGCCCGCACGAACCGCGACTCGGGCGGCAGGGAGCCGACCAGAGCGAGGAATCGGCGCGTAGACATGCGGGCGAGGTCGGCCGCGGTGACGTGGTGGTATGCGGACAGGTCGCCCTCGACGGCGGCCCAGTTGGTCAGGACCGCTTGCCAGAACTCCGCGGCCTCTTGGGCTTCGGCTTGCTCCTGCGCGCTGCCCGGTTGGGGGCCGGTGCTTTTCCCTGCGCCTCCTGCTGGTCGTACAGCTCGGCGGCGCCCTGCATGGTGAGGCTGCCGGGGGTCTTGATGTTGGCGCCCGACCAGATGAGCAGCACGCCGAACTGCCGCTCGGTCATGCCGGCCGCGGCCCACTCGTCGAGGGTGTCGCAACCGAACAGGGTCGCGAGCATCGACCGCACGTCGTCGGGGTCGCTCGAGTGCTGCACGCGCTCGGCCTGCAACGTGAACATGAGCGGCAGGGAGTCGGGCAGGGTGTACGTCTTGCCGTACAGGGTGAGCGTCTGCCGCGGCCGAGCGGCCGACTCCTCCGCGAAGAACGCATCGAAGTCGGCCGCGTCGAGCCGCTGCTCGCCGTCGAGCGGTGTCGGTTCGGTCACGGGGTGACCGCCAGAGTGGACGGGGCGCCGCACCGCGTGAACGACGCCGACCAGCTCGTCTTGTCGTTGTTGCCGCCGCCCTGCTCGCCCGGCGTGACGGTGGCCTCCCACACGACCCACTGCGTCTGCGACTTGTGCCGCCAACGGATCATGCCGCGGGAGTCGACGCCGAGCGCGTTCGCCCACACGGTGTCGACGTACGCCTGTCCCGGGTCGCGCTCGCCGGTCGCCTTGTCGACGTAGTACAGGCCCTCGAGCTCGAGGCTCGCGCCGCGCTGCATCACGTCCTGCTCGTACATGCCGTCGCTGTCGAACACGGTCGTGTCGACCGTTTCCTCGTTCTCGCCCGGGTTGTGGGTGAAGGTGTTCACGCCGCTGATCGGAAGCCACGTCTCCTCGGTGGCGTCCATGTCCAGCACCTCGAACACCCATCCGCGGGCGTCAATCGGCCGTCCGGCCATGGTGGGTACTCCTTACGGGGTGGGGGCCGCGATGTCGAGCGCGGCATTGGTGACGTGTTCGTGCCG